CCCCTAAAGCCAGTGTCCCCATCGCGGTGTTCTCAGCGCCTGTAGTGTTAGCTGTTAAAGCGCCATACCCTACAGCAACATTATTTGCCGCAGTGGTGTTGGCGTCTAGGCAGTAAGAACCTACTGCTGTGTTGTTAGCGCCTGTGGTGTTAAAATTAAGAGCATCAACCCCCACGGCCACATTACTAGCGCCTGTGGTGTTTCTTATAAGAGATGCGTGACCCACCGAAGTACTGTTAGATGCTGTCGTGTTTGCGGCTAAAGCACCCCCACCAATAGCAGTGTTTTGTGCGCCAGTAGTATTAGCCCCAAGTGCGTTTTGACCACCAACAGCGGTGTTGTTAGAAGCTGTAGTGTTCGCATCTAAAGCACTTTTACCCACGGCTACGTTCTCTGTGCCTGTGGTGTTTGCGGCTAAAGCACTTGTACCCAATGCAGTATTGTTAGAAGCTGTTGTATTAGCGGCTAAAGAGTTGTAACCAAGGGCCGTATTACTTCCACCTGTGGTGTTTGCTCCAAAAGAAAGCCCACCAACGGCTACGTTATCTCCTCCTGTGGTGTTTGCAGTACCTGCGCTATAACCTATAGCTGTGTTGTAAGTTGCGGTGGTGTTAGCGTTTAAAGCATACGCTCCAATAGCTATGTTTTGAGCGCCTGTGGTGTTTTGTAACAAGCTGTTTGTTCCAACGGCTACATTGTTTGAACCTGTTGTCGTACCTCCTGCGGCATTAAGTCCTATACCCACGTTATTAGTCGCAGTAGTGTTTGCATCTAAAGCATTAGTACCCACTGCAACATGACCTGCACCTGTGGTGTTTGCGCCTAAAGCCAGATACCCAACTGCTGTGTTGTTATTTGCTGTCGTATTTGCGGCAAGGGCGCTAGTACCAACCGCAACCAATGTAGCGCCTGTGGTGTTTGCGCCTAAAGCAAAGTAACCCATCGCTGTGTTATTATCTGCTGTGGTTGCCCATTGTAAGGCTTTTTCTCCAAAAGCTGAGTTGTTTATTCCAGTTGTGTTTAGACTTAAAGCATCATCACCAAAAGCACAATTATCATTTGCCGTTGTGTTTGAGCCTAAGGCATTTCTACCAAAAGCACAGTTTTCTGAACCTGTAGTATTTGCATCTAAAGCACCTGCACCAAAAGCATTATTTTCAGCACCTGTGGTGTTTGCGGTTAAAGCATCATAACCCAAGGCTGTGTTGTAAGATGCTGTGGTGTTTGACCCTAGTGCCTCTTGACCAATTGCCGTATTGCTTGCGCCTGTTGTATTAGCGTCTAATGTATTGTGACCAACTGACGTATTGTCTGCCCCTGTGGTAGTGGAGTATTGTGAGTTAGTACCAACAGCAGTATTTTGCGAGGCTGTTGTATTTGATAATAAAGCATTAGCACCAACTGCTGTATTAACCTGACCCGTAGTATTTGCACCAAGCGCCCCCTGTCCAAGGGCTGAGTTGTAAGACCCAGTAGTAATTGCATCCCCTGCAAGACCACCGATAAGGGTGTTGTTAATGCCTGTGGTTATGTCATTACCTGCTTCGTGTCCTACCGCTACGTTGTAACTGCCTCCGTTTTGATTTTGTAACGCACCCGCACCAATAGCTATGTTTAGGTAGCCACCTGTTTCTGTTGCAAGTGCTTGATAGCCTACCGCTACGTTTTTATCCGCAGTAGTCAACGCCGTACCTGCTTCATCGCCTACGACAACATTATAATCACCACCGCTTGCAATGCTGTTACCTGCGTTGACACCTAGTCTTAGGTTTGAAGTTCCTGAAGTTGTTGATGAGTAGTCTCCTGTGACTGCTAGTCCTGTGGAAGTTAATCTGGCTCGCCCAGCGCCCACCATTAGATTGATAGCCCGTGCGCTAGGAGCTTGCATTACAAAGTCGTAGGCTGATGCGCCAAGCTCACTCCCCGCCGAATTTTCACCACCAAGGTAGTAAGCGCCGCCTGTGCTGTTGATGTTGATGTAGTTAGCACCGGTTGTTGTAGTCCCTGAGTTCAAAAATGCTACGTTCGCGCCAGCGGCGTTTGTCCATGTTACAGGACTAGCCACACTGACAGCACCATCAATGTCCACGACATCAAGGTTAGTAGTGCCGTCTACGTCTATGTCTCCAGAGATGTCTAGGCTTGTGGCTGTTAGGACTCCTGTGACTCCTAGAGTGCCACCAATCGCTATATTAGTATCTAGTTTAGCACTTGTAACTGCATCATCCGCAATATGTGCTGTATCAATACTTCCATCTACATACTGATCACTATCAACACTATTAGTTGCCATCTTAGCCAATGTAACATTTGCATTTGTAATATTTGCAGTTACAATAGCATCAGTAGCTAAAGTAGTTGTTATAGATATTGCCGCTGAACCATCAAAGTTTGCTGTGCCTGTAACATCACCGGCTACCGCAATAGCTCTAGGAGTTGTTAACGTGGCCGCTGAGCCTGTAGTATCTTGATTAAGTGTACCCACGGTAAAGTCTAAAGTATTGTCAGCATCATCGTAAGCTACTGTAATGCCTGATTCAGTATTGCTTGTAACCATCGCTCCTACAGTATCAGCAATGGTTTCTGATAAAGTAATGCCTGCAATAGTAAGCGCGTCAGTTTCTAAGGTTCCGTCAACATCTACATCGCCTGAGATGTCTAGAGATGTAGCTGTTAATACGCCCGTAACACCTAAAGTTCCACTAACAGTAGAGTTGCCCGTAACGATTAAGCTATCAGCACTCTCGTCCCACAATAAACTTTTACCTGTGGTAGCTCCGAAGAACTTAACATCATAGCCTGTATCATCTACACCTACTGTTATTGTTCCATCTGCTTGTACTGCACCGTCTATATCAACAGCATCAAGGTTTGTAGTACCATCTACATCTAGGTCGCCATTAAAGTCTACGTTGCCTGCAACAGCTAAAGTTGTAGCCATATCTACAGCGCCATCAATATCAACAACATCTAAGTTAGTTGTTCCTGCTACATCTAAAGCTCCATCAATATCTACTGCGCCTGAGAAGTCGCCTGTAGCCGCATCAAGCTCACCACTCAATGTAATGTTAGTAGCACCTGTAACTGCACCATTAAGTGCTACAGCACCATTAATATCTATAGTAGTCGCGGCTATTTGAATCTCAGTATCTGCAACAATGTCTAGTTGCCCATCAACACTAGAGTTAATATAAATTGCGGCATCGCGGAACTGAACCTTGTCGGTTGTGGTCAACTCTACATCTGTACCGCCAGATGTGTTGCTCAATGCTAAAATCTCTGCGAATGTATCTACAGTATCCTGCTGTGCATCTACATAGGCTTTAATGCTCTGCTGAGTTGCAAGGGCTGTCGCACTGTCGCCTGACAGATCATCTTGGTCTAAGATGTCTGTAACTGTAACTGAACCTGTACCAGATAAACCATCAAACTCTACAATGCCGTCTACATCTACGTTACCTGTTACAGTTATATTTCCACCAACTGTGAGGTTTCCTGTAGCTGTAAGACTATCAATGTAAGCGTCTTTAAAACGCAAAGCATTTGTGCCTAAATCTACATCACTATCTGTCACCGGATACACAACACCATCTTCAATGCGTACTTGTTCAACGGCTGTGCCGCCTACTTCTACAAAGACGCTCCAACGGTTGTTAGTACTATCAACTACAATCTTATTTAAAAAATCTTGATCACCAATGATTTCAATGTTGCCGCCCTCTCCTGAGCCTCCATCGTGTTGGTGTCCTGTCGTGCCTGTAGCGGCATAAGAAAAGGCAGTGACTAGCTGATTATATTCTGCATTGAAAAGTAATGATGTGATTGTATCGCCATCAGTAAGTGTGCTTTGTCGTGTGTAACTTGTTCCTGCCATTTGGGTTATCTCCTACCTGATGGGACGTAATTTATGTATATACCGTTAATGGCATAGGGTGGTTTCTGGTCAGAACTTCTAATCTGAAAGTTGCAGACAGTACCACTGCCCTGAACTGCTTGGCGTAACATTGGATCAGTACTTGCGCCAAACACTGCGGTTCCGAATACTGCGCTTCCAAAGAGAGCAGGTGTTGGGATATTATCTAGCGTATATTCTGCGGGTTGCGGTATTGTCGTATCTTCGTAATCGTATCTAATTCGTAGTATTGGGCTTACTTCGCCTTCGGGGGTTACGGAGAGCTTGACATACTGCATAGTCTTTCGCGTTCCTACATCTCCGAAGTCATAGTGTGGCGTTTGATACTTAGCATCTATATCTAAAAGAGAGCCTGCGGCCGAAAAGCTATTGCCTACATTGTGGTTATATACATAGCCTTGGTTATCGCCGTGATACAGTTTTTCTATGCCTGTGTACGCAAAGCCTGAAGTGAATCCTGTTGCTTGAATGCCTATTGTCTCAGACCACTCAAAGCCATTAGCAGTTAGTGTGCCTATGATGCCTTTAGCGGCCGCAGTAGATCCGCCGTCAGTGTTGTAAAACAATCTGTATTGCGACTTACTTCTCAGGACTGCGCTTGTCAGTGTGAATGAATTTATAGACCTAGCGATAGCTGATATAACAGATTGTATCTGTCGGCTTACTGATCCTAATTCAACGTCACCAATCCGCGATGTTCCTGCTACAGAGCGTATGCCGTCAGGACTTAAAAACACTAGATCACCGCCGATCTCTTGAATACTGTGCGAACTCAAACAACCTACGTTCTGTGTGACAGGCACCACTGCAATGTTAGTAGCATCATTTATATTTATAAGCTTATGAATACTATTCCTACAGAATATAATCAGATCATCGCGGAAGCTTTTAAGTCCTACAACTTGGTCAGGCAGTAAGATGCTTCCTGATCCAGTGCTTGAGAAGCTTTCAGGATCTAATAATCCACTATAATAAACTGTGTTCTTTGCGCTAGGCGCTCCGGCAACCACTAAATGACTGTCGTGGATAACACAAACTGTTGGGGCTGTTGTGCCGCTTACTGTTATTTCTTCTGCAAAGAATGTGCGAGTAGTTAAACCGCCCGTACCTGTCATGTGAAATAGAAAGGGCTTGTTAACCCCGTCTGTGATTATTAACTGTCCGTAGTCTGTGTTGCCTTCAAAGACTGCGAAGGTTGTTTGAGCCTGTGAAGTTCGTGCGTCCATGCTACGGCCCGTGAAGGCTGTGTGGTCGTCTCCGCCGCTTGCTACGCTTGCTCTGTTAATTTGTAGCCATGTTGTCTCGCCGTCTGCGCTGAAGAAGATTCCGTCGCCCGAACAAACAACAAGGCCATCAGCATATACAAACATCCCTAAGACTTCATTGGAGCCATTAGGACGAGTATCGCCAAAGGCTGAATAGCCATTTATGCGGCGATAGCCTCCGTCTGGATCAACTTCAAAGTTTACAAGCTTTGTAGCTAATCCGGGCTGTCCAAGCATTTCAAGCTGATTCAGGTTAGTATTTAACCCGCCTTTACATGAAACACCAAAGGGTTGCGAAGCGGCCATATTATACGAATCTCATTCTGTCATCTTTAATATAAGTTGGTGCAGGCTCAATAAGATTTGAGCGCATGCTCCTCAAGCCTTTCTTGAAATCATCCAATGCGAATGCGGCCGCTTGAGGGTTATCTTTAAACTGCCAGATATAGTATCGGGCTTTAGCTAATAGTACAGAGGTGTACATCTCCGGAAAGACTACAGTATCTGTATGACTTGATAGCTTTGTAGGGAGGCTCCATGCGTAGAACCAAATGCGATATACCTTGTCGGGTATGGGGCTAAGTCCAAACTTGCGAGAGTCTGGGCTTCGGATAACGTTGCTAGGCTCACCGTATTGTTGTGTGTCAGCGTCGTCTAAATTCTCTGAAATTCTTCGGTAGTCCTTCCATGCCTCAGTAGTCATGAAGCGAAGGTTACGTGCAGTGTAAGGAGCAGTTTCTCCACTTACACCCACTGTAGTCATGTAGAAATTATCCCAATCTATTGAGACATAATCTGTAGTAATGCTTGAGCTTGCAGGCTTTAATTCATAGAAGCGTGTGCCTATGACTGTCTCAACGTAGGTATTGCCATACATCGGATCTGTCGCACCGCTTTCTGCAACAGCCAAGAAAGGCCATTGAGGTTCTTCGTTTATAATATCAAAGTATGAACGGTTCAGTGCATCTTTAACATGTTGCTGTACACCCACAGCATTAGAAAAGGTTCCGCTTGTCAACGTAACTTCATTTAGTTCGCGAAGAAGTTCGTTAGTTAAATCAAGATAAGATGTTGACATAGTTTATTGCGCCTTTGTTTCTGTTTTAGTGTCGGGCTTGTTAAAAATCCTGTCCCAGTTGTCCTCGTACTTCTTTTTGTTCTCAGGCTTGTACCAACTTCCTGTATCGCCTAATATCTTCCCTGTCTTCTTGCCTTTGATCATTAGTGGTTTTTCGTTACTTCCTATCTGTGGCATGTCCTCTTCCTTTCTTTTTAAAGATCAGGGGGCTTTTACACCCCCGTCTCTAATTACTTACTTAGTCAATACCATAGAAAGCAGAAACAAGTGCTTCATCGCGTAAGACTTTAGCGCCGTATACATGCAAACCACGGCAGATGTCACCAAAGCTGTCTGGATCACGGATGACCTCAGTGCTTGTGATAGTCTGTGCAGTAGCAGTAGAACTAACGTGTCCCGCAAGAATCTTGCCGGCGGCGTTAGTAGTAGCGGCTATGTTGTTCGACTTATACATGTCGAAGCCACGTAGCTTGCCAGAAGATACCAATCCATTGCGGATTGAACCTTGTCCGGCGTTGTAGTCTACAGACAACAGCTTAGAACTAGCCTGAGAAAGTTGCTCGTAGAAACTAGGTGGAGCTAAGAACCAACGGCCTTCTTCTGGGATGTTCTGCTCGTCAAGTAGACGGGCCATGTGTGCCATGACATCCAGAGGATCGTGCTCACTAGTACCAAAACCAACGTCCAAGTTACCAGTGCCGTCAAATGTTCCTGCGGCTAGGTCAGTAGCACTATCGCTACCAAGGATGTGATTAGGGCTTGAGGCTGAAACGCCTGCGAACATCGTAGCAATTACACCTGCGTCAAATGCGTCACGCAGTGCGTAAGCGGCAGATGAAGATGCAACTTCTTTAAAGTTCACATGAGACATAGCTGTTTCAATATCATCAACGATGAATTTGAATGCGTTAGCCACATCAACAATTAGCGTAGTTTCTGCGTCAGTCAATGCAGTTTTAGTTACGTTAGCGCCACGCTCGTACTGATAAACAGTGATGGTCGGCTCTTTGATGATCTTTACAGAATCGCCATAGCCTGAAATTTCACCGCTGTAGTCAGTGTTAGTGATTGCTTCAACTACCGAAGCTTTTCGGAAGAAGTTTAGAACCTTCTTAGAAAAGACTGATGGTAGGAAGAAGCTATTAGTTTGACCTGATACTGAGTTACCAAAGTTACCATCGGTATCCGTACTTTGCTCAAATAGCTGGTCTGATTGGTTATAAGCCATTATGTGTTACTCCTAAAAAAGACAATTTAATTAATCTACTACCCTGCCTTCCAGTACAGCCGCATCAATCTCACTTTCATATTTGTCGAATTGGGCCATAGACAGTTTAGCAATTTCCCGTTGTGACCAAATCTTTGGTTCTTTGGCATCAATTTGTGTTGTCCGTGTGGACACCATATCTGCCGCAGATGATTTGGGGGCTTGTGATTTCTTTGTCTTCTGCTTAGTCCCAATTGAAATACCATTTTCCATCTTATAAAGGTCGATAGCCTTGATCGCTAGTGGAACATTGTCTGGGTTATCGTAGATCCAACCTTGAATTACTTCGGGTTGTTCTTTGGCCCATTCGTGAAACTTCTCATCGCCTCGTATATCCTCAAAATCAGGATGTCGAGAACGCAGTGTAGCTTCAGCCTCTTTCCGTTGCATGTTTGATTCTCGTTCTTCAAGAACAGACAGCTTGTTTTGTAAGGCTTGCATCTGCTGTTCACTTTGTAAGTGTGCAACAGTCTCTACGGTTTCATATAGATCAGGATACTGCTCTCTAAAGCTTGCAAGTTCTTCGGTTGACTTAGGCGGGGCATACGCAGGTTGCGTCTCATGTGCCATCGCGGTAAGCTCTAGTTCTTTCTGCTTAAAGGTTGCTATCTTCTGATCGTAATGTTTCTTTAAATCATCGTATCGTTTTTTATAATTAGTTCTTCCTTTGGGTTCTTCCTTCTCGCTTACTTCAGGGGCCGCTTCACGGGTGGCCTGTGGCGGGGGGGTTTCTGCAAAGAAAAGCGTATCTGCTTTACCTCTACTTGGTGCGTCTGGCGTATGCCAAGACTTATTAGAGTTATACGGATTCGCAGTTGGTTCTTCAATCTGTTCGTTTGCATTTGACATATACATCACACTCCTGTTGGGGCTTGTCAGTCTTTCAAGGTGGCTATATTACTCGCGTTTGTAATACAGGGTCTTGATACTTCAAGGTGGCCTCTAGGTAAAAAAAAATGATAGGGGGTCTAAGTTAAAGAGTGGCCCTATCTCTATCTAACACTTGGCATTCGGTTTGAGTCTACCATCATTGTATTGATTTCGTCCTCTACTTTAGAGTCATCTGTTGCCAGAGTGTCCTCTTCTTTAGCTATTCCACCGAATGCTTTCTTCATTAAACCACCGTCATAGGCCATCTCAGCTTCGTCCATCATAGTTTGTAGCTGATCTGCTCCCATTTGATCGGTAGCCTTCTTGGTGAAAACAAATTCACCATCCGATAACCTTGCAGGTATCGAATCTGATACTCCAGTGCCAAGGCCTTCTACTTCACCTTCGCCAGAGAATTCTCCTGCAACATCCATGACCTTATCAAAGATGCCGCTTAAACGCTCGTCTGTTTCTAGAACGCCCATTAAATATTCTTGTTCTTCTTGATCTAAAGACTGCTCCAAGACATAGCCTGTGTAGTCTTCTTCCATCTCGTCGTCTGGAAGCTGTGAAGCTTCTGCCGCTTCTTTCTCGTCTTCTGGGATGTTGTCGTATGTATCTATTGGCATTTCTTCTTCTTCTTCTACGTTCATTTCAGGGGCTACGAGCATAGAGCCTTCGTTATATTTAACTTTCATAGGATCGTTTAACATACCACCTTTATTTAACGGGTGTGCTTTAAGCATACTATCGTCCATGTCTTTTTCGGCTTGCGACCGCGTTAACTCTGCTTCAACTTCTGGAGAAACATCACCTGACTCTAAGGCCGCGTTATTTGCATCGTTGCGCGCTTGAGCCTCAGCGTCTAATCTAGCTCTACGGGCTTGTTCTTCCATCTGCACTCTGTAACGTCGGTCGTCGTTAGTTTCCATTTTATGTACCTTCTTCTGTTCGTTGTTTAGCTTCGCGTACTTGATCTTTTAGTTGTAACAAATTAACCAGAGAACTCACTCTCCCCTGCTTGCGGTACAGTTCCAGTTCCGATGTTGCCACCGCCAGTCCCTGTAGCTCCAAGTTCTTGAGGTTGAGGAGGTGCTCCGTTAGGGCCTCCCATAGCGCCTTGTTGCCCGTCAGCGGCGACAGCTTGGCCGCCAGTACCTTGTCCAACATTTTGTGCTCCTATGATTTGTGCCATCAGCGCGGCTTCTTCTGGGTCATTTAGGATCTCATCTGGATCTAAATCAAGACTATAAGCTAATTCACTTACAATCTTAGAGATCTTAACAAACGGTGCGATAGCAGGGTTCTGTGCGGTCTGAAGGAACATCGTTAGTCTTTGACTGCGTACTTCTTTTTGCATGAGACTGTTTGTACCCATTGCATTTATTTCTAAATCGCCCTGAATGTCCAGATCGCCTTCAAAGAACTGCATGTTCCACTGGAAATAAGAACGCCCCAAGGGTCTAAGCAGAAAGTCATCTATGTTTTTAACCACTGTTTTGATGTTAAGGGACGCGGCACCTAGTAGCATAGACATTCCAGAAGCTGTACGAGTCATTGACTGCACACCTGTCTGACCATGCGAGTAACTGGGGATACCTGTCTGTTCGTCTGCAAGTTGTCTGAACTTGTCAAACATCATCATGTTTTCTTGCGAGGTGTTAGGGAACTTTAAGCCATGAATTGCTTGACCTTGCATTCCTGCTTGTCGTCTAAACACTTTTCCGGGATATATCTCCATTGATTGACCACCAACCAACGCAGACTCATCAACATCAAACACTAATGAGCCTGATAACGCAAGATTATCAATTGCCATACGTGCATGACCATTCATTATTTGTTGAGAGTCGTCCATATTTTCAGCAACGCCAATACCAAAGAAAGAGTAAGGATTACGCTCATAAGGGAAGGCATTGTACGGAAGCCGGTAGGGAGTGAAAGGGTTAACAACACCCCGTAAAAGCTTACCATTGCTAATCCACGCATTAACTTGTACTTCATCTAGGTCATCTACCTCTTCTGGGAGTTCCATGCCTGCTTCTCTAGCATATTGTGCGTCCATAACGCCCCAATACTCCAAGACTTCAAAAAGGCCCGCGCCGTACTCTTCGTTGCGTTGATCGTCTTTTAACTCATGCTCGTAATCCTTTTCAATGTAATTTGAACCCATGACTAGGCATTCGCGGATCTGATCTTTGTTAAAATGTGGTAATTTTGCAAGCCCTCTAAGCTGAGAGCGGTTCATTTTGTGGCGGTGGAAAGTATATTCGCAGTCTTCCATTGTTGTAGCGTTAGGATCTGGGAAGAAATCCCATATAGAAACAAACTCAATGCGGGGTACTCTAACCGCTAGAGGCTTATACACTCTTTCGCCTGTTTGTTCGTCTTTTTCCCAACGGCTAAGCGTCTTATTGTAATTGAATGGGCCTTTAACTACGCCTGTTCCAAATAAAGCTGACTCAAAGAGAGCGTTGCGAAGCTCCGAAGACCCATTAGACTCTTCTATCTGATCATGAATGAGCTTTTGCATCAAACGTGCCGCATCTTTAGCGGGCGCTAGTTGAAGGGCTTGTGGATCAGGGTTATAGCCGTCTTTAAAGCTTGCTCCTGACTCTTCTATAGCTTTTTCTAGTGCTGATTCGCCCGAAGAGAAAGTTGCTCCGGCCTTTAATACGCGCCCATCGCCCTCGTAGCCTACGTCAAAGGGATTAACCACCTCTTTTGGGGTTTCTTCTTTCTGTTCTGGTGGTGTAGTTTCAATGCTAGGGGCGCTGTCTAGATGCTTGTAAGTCGATATGCCTTCGGGGACTCCTGTCTCTTTAACACCTATTGGGAACTGACCTGTACCAAAGATAACATCTACTAACTGCCCGAAAGCCGCAATGACTTTGGTTTTAGTGACTTTGATGAATACGCGGGACTTCTCTGATTCGCGGAAACGTACATTCTTCGGGTATAAGCCTCTGAAGTTATGATAGGCTTGAAGCCATCTTTTTTCATCGTGTGATCGTGCAGTTTCAGCCTGTGCAAAACGATCTTCAACTAAGCCAACAAACTTGAGGCGTACTGATTCTTCTAGTGTCAGGTCTAAACCACTCTCGCCCTCTACTGGCTGAAAGTAAATCTCTCCTGCGTTCCCGAATAAACTGTTCTCTTCACTCATATATCTTAGTACCCAAAGGTTGAATCAACAGGAGCATAAACTCTCTCGCGTTGGAATTGTCTCATTTGACTTAACGTATCGTTTATACGTGGTCTAGACATTATCAGATAACGTAGTGCATCATATGCGTGATCTGGTGCATGTGTATCTACGTCTTCTGGGTTGCGTTTATCCAGAGGAATACTTTGAAGTTCGCGTATTAGGTTTGGGCATGTATTAAAGATTTGAATCCTTGGCCTACCGCTTTGCATGACTTTTAAGTATTCGTGGATTTGTATCTTTCCTTGTATTCTGTTCTTGTCTGCTCTTCTGAGCTTGTGTCCGGCCCGTACAAGCGTTTCTCCGATTGTTGGGCCTGTAGTACCAGTTCGGCTCCAACAGGCTGTATCGAGCACTCCTTGGACGCTGAAGGGGTCTTGCATCTCCATGTCAGTAATCATCTCTGCAAGCTCTGTGCCTAACAAGCCTTTGCGGTACAACTCTCTGTAGATTATGAGAGTACCGTCACTAGGATCTACTGTTCCCCATATGCAAGCACTCTCTGATGCATAGCCGTAATCGATCCCCTTCACTCTTTCCCAGTGTACAGGGATTTCAAAGGGCGTAATGACATGTAGGTCTGGCATAAACTCTGTGAAAGCCGCTCCTTCTGCAACATCCCAATTACCTTCTAGGAGTTGCTGACGCTGAGTAGGCGGTAAAGCCTTTAGCATCTTTTCGTAATTTCCGTCATGAGCTAAGAATGGATTATCTTGTAGCCTCGCAGGTATGAACTTGCGCGTTAATCCATCTGAGCCTTCAAAGGACTCGTGTGGCGGAGAAGGATCTATGTAACGCTTCTTAACCCATGTAGCTCCAACACCGCCGGGATTTGCTGTACAACGCATGTAACACGTTATTTCGCTATCAGTGGTTCTTAGTCTTGAAGCCAAGTAATTCCAACTAAACTCTGTAGGCAAATGAGTAATTTCATCAAACCCTATCCAACTATATGCTTGACCCTGATAGCGGTATACGTCTGCATCACGCTCCAAGAAACCAAACTCTATCTTTGCTCCGCTTGGAAAGTTCCAGAGCTTCTCTACTTCTTTGTACTTACAGCCAGGAAAGGCTTTTGGATACAACTCACGGCTCTTGTCTATTAGTTCGCGTAGTTCTGGCATTGAGCGCCGTATAATCAAGCCTCTGTGTGCCGCCCGATGAGCGTAGCGCAATGGATCTACTAGCATTGCATAACTTTTACCACCACCTGCCGCTCCGCCATAAAGAACATCTGTTTCACTGGCGGCTAAAAAGTCTTCTTGTGGGCCTTCATTGGCTTTAAAGATTATGTCGGCTTCTTCAGCTAAGGCACTAGGTAGGGCTTCTAGTTCTGGAGCTTCTAAGATATTTGAGCTTCCGGTGCCTTCGAGCTTCTTTAATGTCTTGTTGGTTGTGCTAATTGATTTCTTGTAACTGTCTACTTTGTTCTGTGCAGATTTGAGCTTCTTTATTTTTTCACGTACTGCTTTCCTTGCATCCATTGTAGCTTTGGTTTTGGAGTGATACGTGTAGCCTCTGCTTTTAGATCCCTTCGCCCTGCCTGATTTCTTTCGCGGTGTCCCATCAACTTTAAGTACGAAATTATCTTCTTCGTCTTTGAGATAGCTATCAGGATTAACATCCCAATCATTCTGTGGCATGTCTTTCTGCAATCTTCTTGAGGCCCATGTGAGATAGTTTACGGCCCGTAACACTCTCTAAGTATAGACTCCCTTCGCGTAGACTGATTGTACGATCTTGTATCATAGGTATAATGGTGTTTAAGGCCTCAAGTTGATCAGCTACCGGATCTAGCAGGGCTGTATCGTCTTCGTTGAGCTTGTAGCCATAGGGGATAGTGCTACTAGATCTCCTCATAGATACCTTCTAGGACTACTTCTTGTTTAGCGGGCAGTATAAATAAACCACCAGAACTATTTACTGTTACATCAAGCCTATCTGTCTTACCTAAGCCTACACGGTCTAGGATTGTCTGTGCGGCCTGTATACGCATGTTAGCTTGTGGTATAGGCTCAGAGCTATCCATGATGTGTACGAGCTTTAGAGCGGCTTTAGGGGCGCTTTGAGCTAGTATATTGGTAGCTAGGTCTAAGATTTCTGTCTTCAAACTCTTAACAACACTATTAATACTAGTCGGCGCATAGCCTGCTAGTTCTCCTGCAAGCTTTGTGTCACCATTGCAAGTAACTAGGTTATCTATGAATGATTGTTGTTTGGTGGTTAGTTCTTTGTTGTTTGTCATATACTCTAGTATACTGTGATATTAGGGTTTTGTCAAGTTATTTCTGCATATTTATGAAAATAAATGAAATAGTTCTTGACAAAACCTCAATATCGCAGTATAATGGATATTAAGGCCGCAGGGTTATATAGACTGTGAAGCCATCAGTATCTTATCTGTCTTACTCCCCCTTTTAGTTCATAGTTTTTAGGGGGGCTTTGAAGAGCTTTGAAGCCCCGCACCTATCTGGTATACATTCAATTAGTTCTAAAAATGTATAACCTTTAGTATATATAGGGGGGGAGGGGTATGGCGACCTGCCCCGCCCCTTCAAAGACTTTTAAAGTCTTCAAAGTCTTGAGAACTCAAGAGACTCTATCGCACCTGCGTTAAAGACCTTTAAAGTCTTCAAAGTCTCCAGAGATTCTACCCTAGTTTACAAACTAGAAAGGCTAGGGAGACTTTTAAGATTCTTTAGAATCTTTTTCAAGACTTCAAAGCCTT